GCTGTTGTTGGTAAATTATCAGTAACGGTAAAATTGTGTTTAATAGTTGTTCCTGCTTTTACTAGTAAAGAGAACATAGTACCGCCTGTTATCACACCTTCAAGATCGTCTACTGTGATGGTTCTAAAATCATCAACGGCATACTTTGCATCTTTGATTATTGATAGAGCGTTAATAGTTCCAGTTCCTGTAAAACCTAAAAGGTTGTAGTCGGGCGTGGTTTGAATTAATCCACTTGCAGGTATTACTATATCAGTATCGGCTTGTTTAAAATTGCGTAAGCCTTGTGCTTCAAAAGTAGATGCGGTGGAGTCATAGGTTAGTGTATCTACATCTAAGCCAAGAGGTAATCCTACCGAATCTACATATTCCTTATTTGCTAATTGAGTATTAGTTGTTGGTACTACACTCGATTCAGGTAATACTGTGAATGTCTTTACGCCCGAAATAGATTGATCGGTGGTCAGTTTCACGTAATCGCTTATAGATACCGCAAAACTAACTAACTCGGAAATAAGTATTTTAAATGATTTTTGACCAGAAAAACCAATCTCAGCCCACCAACTACTCGTAATTTCTGCTGCTGTTTTTGGATCTAACTCGTCTATTTTTTTTGGTCCTGCCATAATTTTATTTTATTATTCGTAAATTCTGTAATTACCTTCATCGTCATATACTCTATATGAATCAGTATCATCGTAAATTCTTGCGTTTTCTGGTTCGTCTCCGATATAATCAATCAATAATATTGCGACAGTCTGACAAGGTTTTAACTGCAAAATCATTTGCCTAAATTCTTGTTTTCTCAAATAATCAATTTCCGCTCTATCTCCATAATTTAATCCTCCAATAAAAAATGTGGCTCGTAAACTCGTCTCATTTCCTAGTCCAAATTGTTGATCCCTAACTTCGTCTATATAGTTAGCACAAAGCGTATAACCACCTGATATTGATGATTGAGAGTACGTTTGTTGTGAATAGTTAAAAGTATTATATAGCGACCCCCTCGGATCAATTACATCATAGCTTGAACCATTCAAAAATCTATTTTCATGGATATATACATCAAAGCCTCTTGCACGTAAAAACCCTTGGAAGTTATTCCAATGTTGCCGAGTTTTTAAATCGTTAGGGAAATTCATCTTTGTAATTATAGAAGCTTTCCTAACCTCTAAATCTAAAAAAGGAGCTTCTGGTAAACCCAACGCATTTTCCCAATTTAAAGCATCCGTTTCAGTAAAATCATCGTTATCTGGCAATATAGAATGAAGTAAATCAGTACTATTTTGCGAAACTTCGGCTTCTGACACGCTTAAACCTCTATGTAATCGCTCAAATATAGATCCTTTTCCCAAGTTCCATGCCCGACCTGTCGGGTATAATCTCCGCTTTAAATTTCTAAAAATGGTTTCAAAGTTTATCATACAGCAGTCACGGAATTAATATATGGAATATTACCATCATCAAAAACAAAAAGAGTTTGAGTCGTTCCACTAACTTTCATCACAACCTCCGTAAAAGTAGCATCAACGCCCAATATTTCAATGACTATACGAACCATATCTGCTTGATATAATTTCCCTTGGTTTTGCTTCTTGATATTATCAGCACCGCCGACAAAAGGACGAATATCAAATAAAAAGGTTTCAATAGCTGAAGTAATTGCTGAGATAAAACTAGCATCAGATAGATTCGATATTTCGACATCAACAGATAAAGGATTAACCGCAATTGTGTGTATCTGATGTGTCCCCATTGGTCTCCTACCTCTTTCGTTGTCTGGTTTTGTAACATCTGGATCATACTCTACTACCTCGGCAACCTCATCAAGCACGGATTGTGGAGGTGTTCCGTAACCGTCTGTGCTGTCAGAAACTGGACTTTCAACGAATATATCAACTTCGCCAGTGTATCCGCTTTTTACGTACGGATAGACCTTTCTAACTCCAGTAGCATCTGAAGCCCACAACCGATAATCGCCAGGACTTCCACCCTGTGGTTCTATTTGATAGCTTTGTATTACTTCCGCCCTGTATTCCGCTGTTGACTCTACATCTGTGGCAGACGTATCTACATTCGAAACACTAGCAAAGTCGTTTACATTCGCTAGTGGTGACGTTATTTGGAGTTGGTCATTAACTTCAAGTCTGGCAGAACTACCTAATGTTAACGCTCTAACCTGAATTGTCCCAGTCGTGCCGACAAATGTAAATTCAGTGTCTAATAAGAAAATCTCATCTGGACTAGTAGAAGTATCCAGACTTTTATAAGTTGTCCCAGCTGCAATTACCGTCCCTATTGAGCCAGTTACGTCAATATCGTAAATCCCCGAAGTTGCAGGAAACGGATCACGCCCTAGTTTTACACGTCCAAACCTCTCTAAACTTCCACCAATAGCTTCTGGTTCTGCTGTGTCTACAAATATATTCTTATATACTCGTGAATTCTGAATATACAAAAGCTTAATAGTAGCAGCTTGAACAGCCGAAAAAGCATTTATCACCTTCTTTCCTAATGTTGTCGTAGTTCCGAGAGCGTTTTGAATATCAGCTAATATGCTGTTTTTCAAATCACTAAGAGATGGTATATTCATTTATTACAGTTTTTTTTGTCGCATCCCACAGGAATGTGCTTTTTAATGACTTTTTATTTGGCTCTGTTATAATCGCCTCAATCTCGAATTTGGCACCATCCAAAAGCGATGCATTTACTTCAATAGTACCAAATTTAGCTAAGAATTCCAAATCTTTTTTTGCAGAATTCTCTATATTGACCAAGCCAGCTGATGATATACTTGCTGTGTTTAGTGTTTTTTCTAAACTTGAATTAAACTGATTATCTTCTTTGAACAACGAATTACCCCACCAATCTTGTCTCTGTTCCTGTTCTGATAGATTCTCATTAGTACTTTCTTGTACATTACCACCAAACCAAGCAAGAAGAATCATATTAGTTAAACCGTCCACAGTTGCAATATCTTCATTTGTTAGAAGTAGTTCACCACCGTCTCCATTCTCGAATATTGTTATATCGTTTGCCATATCTTAATATGTTAAATTCCTAAAGTGGTTGAAAATTGTAAAGAGACACCAGTATTTTCAGCAACACTAGTCATCCCCGACTTATCATTAATTTCAAGTGCAATCTTTTGATTTTGAGTTGTTTCTTCTCTTTTTACTGACGCTTCATTATTCGATGCTACTGAGTTTATTGGACTTTCATTATTGTTAGTTGTATTAACTCCAATTTCACCGCCGACCATCCCGTTTATACTACTCAAAGCACCACCCGCAGCCTCTCCTATAGAACCGGGGATTTTTGAAATTAATTGTAAAACCCACTTTAAAGGAGTTAATAAAAAATTTAAGATAGATTTTCCAATATTCTTGAATATCTCTACAAAATCAGTATTCTTAAACCATGTCGATAATGCAGCCCATTTTTCAGCAAACCAATCAGTTATAGAACCCCAATTTTTAATGATTAAAACTACTGCAACAATCACAGCGATTATCACTAAAATAGGCCAAATACCAGCATTCACCGCAGCAGCAAATACCGTTTGAGCTACTGTGGCGATCACTACGCCACCTCGGTAGATCTTCATTGCTATAGCTCCTGCTCCCATCGCGAATTTGTTTATTGCAAGTGCAACCGAATTGCCCGCAATTGCAGCAGTATTTGCACCCGTGATTACCGACATTATTCCCATCACTATATTATACCCAAAAATAAGGGTCTTAACGGCGAGAATGATTCCCGCAAATTTCCCGGCAATTACTACAATATTAAAGATTGTTTTGATTAGCGATTTATTCTCTGTTATCCAAGCCTTTGCTCCTCTAGCGACTCCAGTAAGGGACTTAATCGCTGCGTCAATTTCTGGCTGAAAAACGTCACCAGCAGCTATTGCTATAGCCTCAAACCCAGATCCCATTGCAGCGAAACCGCCAGATGTTCCTGAACGCATAAACGCAGCCATTTTTTTAGTTAAATCTCCTGCTGTATTCATTTCCTTGCCATATTTCCGAATACTTTCACCTCCAGCATCAACTAAGACAGACATAGTTTTATAAGAAGCTCCACCAAAAACGGTACTTAAAAAAGCTGTTTTTTGCTTGTTTCCCATATTTTTAGTTGCAGTTCCAACATTATCAATTATTTTTGTAAATTCAAGAAAATTGCCTTTTCCATCTCCTACTTCAACGTTATAATCATCTAGCATTTTCTGAGCTTCCCCAGTTGGTTTTGCCAACCTAGAGAAAGCCATACTCAGTTGATTACCAACCTTTGAAGCGTCTCCGACTGGACCAACTGCAGTACCCACTAACGCCCCGAAAGTTCCAAGTTTTACGCCCGCAATTTCCGCTGATTTACCAGCCGCTGACATTATTGTTTGGATTTCCCCCAATGTCTGAAATTCTTTTTGAGATTTAAGCTTGTTTAGCACATTCGTTACCAATCCAAGATTATCGGCCATTACTTTAGGATCTTTACTTTTAAGCCCAAAAGCCCCCATTGTCTTTCCAGCAACTAGGGCAGCTTCAGCCAAGTCAGATTGTGACGCTGTTGCTAAATCAAGGATCTGATTAACATTACCCATCGTTTGTTGTAACGAAAACCCAGCAGCCCCCATGTTGTCCATGCCACTAGCTACTTGTCCCGAAGTAAATTCGGTAGTAGCCCCTAATTGCACAGCCTTATCACGTAACAACTTAAAACTCTCAGACTCTCGTGTTAGTATGCCAAATTTTGATGCTGCACCAGAAATGTTTTTATCCAAATCCAAGAAAGAGGTTGCCCCCGCTTGTACAGCACTTGCGATAGCAAATCCTCCCGCTAATCCAGCAACCTTACCACCGATACCCGAGAAAGTTTTCTTTAATTTATTCCCGTCACGAGTAACTTTCGCAAAAGCTGCGGATGATCTCTTTTGAAAACGGGTGACAGAGTTACCTATTTTTACCATCGCAGGAGACATAGAATCTACTGCTTTAAATTTAGTAAGAACTGATAAAGCTACACCCATTTCAAAAAGATTTTAACTTAAAGCACCCATAGATGCATTTATTTGTTTAATATACTCTTTACTGTCAGCGTACCAGTAAAATAGACCATTGTGATCTAAATTGTCTAAATACATCTCATCCACAACAGCAGGAGTAAATTTATAAAGTCTAACTATCGAAGTGATAGCGACATTAAGATTGTGAATATTAATGTCATTTTCTACAAAAGGAATATTACGATAGCTTGTAATGTCTCAAAATCAGCCATATCTAAACCTGTTAAAAGGTTCACATTAAGCCCAGAACTTGCAGCCACCATAGCCGTAACTCTCGAAATACCATCATCTAACTTTACTGAAATTTGCGATAACTCTTGGCTAAATTGCGCTAAAGTTACACGACTTTTAATTTCAATGTCTTGATAAATAGCGGCACCAGATTTGTCCGTAATTGGATGTGCTAACGTGTATTTTATTGATTTTTTCTCAAGATCAACAATAACACTACCATCTTGGATCAATTCAACGACTAAATCCGAACTGTTTTCGTTTTCTAGTCTCTTTTTCGCTCTAATTTTATTGTAGTCCAACCACTGCTCGAATTCCTGAGCAGCGGTTTTTCTATCTACTTTACTTTTGCCCATGTAAATAAGATTTTAAATATTGTTTATAATTATTGTAATTGTTTAATTGATTCAAGATTAAGCGTTAATGGGATTTGTGCAGTAGTTGAATTCCCTTTTAAGTCTCCAACGGGACCGCCAAAACCTCCATAAATTGCTCCTGAAATGTTAGTTATGATCCATTCTCCATCTTCGGGACTATCCATTAAATCCTGTAAGATTCGAAGCTCATCAACACCGTTTTGCTCCCACGAAACAGGGGGTAATTCAATAGACCCCATTTTTCTAGTGAGTTTCTTAATTCTTTGCCCACTTCCCGTGATACTACTTTCGTCATCATCAGCCTTAAATCCGCCATAATCAACGTTCGTATCTTCATCAGCTTTACACATAAATGTATGTGTCCCAACTGTCGGGTGTATTACTTGTACGGAGATAGTATCTCCTCCAACAAATGCCATAATTTATATATTTTTAAGATGAAAATGTAAAATCCCAGTAATTATCTGTAGAGACTTGATCCGCTGTAGATGTGATTTTTGTCTTGAATTGCAAATCAAGTCTTGCAGCATTTACGTCATTGATCGCAGCTAAAGCACTATTCTCAGAAAAACCTTTGTTGTTGATTAACGCTCTTAATTGCAAGTCTGAAAAGTAGTTAAACATCAATTGTTTTGCTCCAGAAGGTGAAATTGTATTTGCGACTCTTACGGGTTGACCATCTAAAGCAATCGTTTTATCCTGTATATTCGCAGCCATTATAATTAGCCATCCGAAAGCGATATTCCAGTTAACCATTAGATCACGGACTTTGCGATATTTTGCAGGAAATTCACCATCTGGATGATAAGTGGTTTCAAAGTCTTCTACTTGATATTTCCCAGCTTTTAAGGTTACTGTAGAACTTCCAGCTTTTGCCATTTGGTCTCTACTTGAATATTCAGCAAAATCGCCTATATTCAAGTTTGTAGGGACTGGCATATCGAAATATTGCAATCCACCATTTCCTTGATGCGGTTTATCGTTACTTATTAGAGCAGTTGTTGCGATCATGTTTGCCGCGGCTTCCCACGGAAAGCCCGCAGAATTTGGAGCTGGACAATGAACATTTGTAACTTGCGATTTTCTTGCGGTCACATCTGTAATTGCCAAAACAGCAGTTTTTGTACTTGCGACAGTCCCGAAATATGAACAAAAAGGTTTGAAAACTGTTGGCAAATATCGACCTGTTGGCGTATCCTCATCAGGAACACCATTAAAAGCTTCTAATTCATCAAAATATGATGATCCGTATGGGTTTGTTACCATTGTAATCCACAAGTCTTGAAAAAGTGCTAAAGTAGCTGTAATGTCTACTGCTCCAGTACCATCAACTTTCGAAACTTCGGCATAAACTATGCCTATTTCAGTTGTTCCGTTCGTATCAAATTCAATGTTTAATTCTGAACTGGTTGCACCAGCCCATTTTGTTGTAAAATCAATAACGTTGTTTGCTTCTGCAGCAGAACACGGAGCAGATAAAGCAGCTGAAACCGTAGCAACAATTGTTGCTCTTACATCTGCTGCTGATTGTCCTTTAACTAGATCATAAGAATAACTTACACCCTCTAAACTTCTACGACCGTTAATTACTAGTGTATGTCTAGCATTTTTTAGGATAGTAGTAGCTACCGTTAAAGATTTTTTAATGACTGTTGCCGTTGCTGTTTCCTCCAGCTGTGGGTAAATAACAGTCTTAACACCAGAGACTAAATCCGCATTTACAGGACGTAAAATCCTAGCCTGTTGATGTAAAGGCGACCCCCAGCCGTATCTATTCCCAACCTCCGCATGATTTGTAAATTCAAAAGGATTTATGTCAATTGTTGCCTGATTCGCTGTATTCGCTTCCCCCAAAACGGCAATATATTGAGGAAGATTCGGCGTAATATTCCTAAAATTAGAGGCCAAAATTTTTTGACCTGTAACCCTCGAAAGTGTACTTTCCGATAATGCTGAACTTACTGCACCCATATATTTTAATTGTTAATTGTTAATTTTGTATTTCCGTCATCCGTATCAGTTCCCAGTGAGGGAATAGAACTTAAAGAACCGTTATCCTCAAAAGAACCTACTTTTAAAGTCAAATAAGCAGCGGCGGAATGTGATCCATCGTCTATTTTTTGAGGTTGTAATGATTGTAAAGCGTTTAAAATATTAGATCTTACTGTTGTATCTCCAAAAGCATATCTTAACATATAATTTTTGGGAGATTGCAAGATGTATCGACACATTCCGATCAAGGTTTGTGCGTCTTTCTTTGACTTTTCATCGCCTCTAATTACATCAGAATCTTTTGCATTTGTGTTAGCAAAAATGTTAAAAAACAAATCATCTTGTGGCTGTTCTGGCTCATCAGAAATACCGTCCATCCTGTCAAAATCCACAGAAATGGCTGGTAATTCTGTTTTATCAAAGTTTATAGATCTTTCTGAATAAACCCTTATTCCATCTAAAAGCGGGTTTGATGATATAGCAAACTGTGCTGTTAATTCATCTTGTAAAATTTCGACAATACGATCCCTGACATTTTCAAAGTTCTGTATCGGTATTGTTTCGGTTATATTACTCATAATCACCCAATATGAAAGTTATCATTCCGTTGCTCTCGTCTGGAAAAACCTGATTTATCTTATAATTCGCTTCAATCCCTGTTGAATCTGCGTAAGTCACTAAATGATTAATCATTAGCACCTCATTTCCTGCATTTCTGACAGTATATCCTAGATCAGCGAGTAAAGACTCTGAAACAGAACAATGAGCCTGTTTAGAGTTTACTGCTTGACCTGTTTCAAAATCGTAAGCTTTATGGTGTTTTGTTGCTAATCCCAAAATATCAGTCGTAGAATCACTAGAAGTTGGTCGAAATTTAATCAACACTTCTTGCGTAAAACGCTGCCAATCGGCTCTAGCTAAATCAAAAACACCCATCTACTTACTTTTTAGAATTCTTTTTTTTCAGTTCAATCTCCTTTGGAGGAATTGCCTCTGGAGTAATTTCCTCTAAAAATCCAGCCTTAAACGCTGACTCTACTTCTGAGACTAAAGGCTTATATTTCGCTTCTGTATCGAAAATTTCACCGTTCTCTTTTCTGTGAACCCTGCCGCCAATTACGACAGACAGGGCTTTTAATTTATATTTCATATTATGACGTTACTAACACTTTACGTGTTACAATCATATCAACAGTAACAGGAATCGGGACAGGAGCTGATGAACTTTCATAAACTCTCGTTTTTTTAGCAAAATCCATATAATCTAATCTTACAAATTCGCCAGAACGTATGACAGGCATAGCATTGTCACCACTTCCAGTAACCGAAGGAACTCCACCATGCGCCATTTCTAATCTAAGACCCGATACAGGTAAAAGAATGTATTTAGTATCGTCAAGATACTTTTCAGTTGCTCTAGCAGCATTTGTATACGTTTGATCGTAACCCCAAATATATACAGTATTGACTCCAACAACCATTTTTCCTACCAAAGTAGCCCCAAATGGAACGCCATTAGGAAAATCGAAAGCTAATAAACTAACCTTATCGCTGTTGAAATTTGCGCTAGAAGTAAAGAAAGTAGTGCCTTTCAAAGCTGATATTACTTTCGAAGAGGTTAACATGTTAAATTCTGTTGCCCCGTTTTTTCCTTCAGTACGAATAAACTCAATATCTTGCAATATTTGTCCTTCAACATCAGAGGCGGCTGTAGACCACGGAGCTGTAGCAGAAGTGTCTCGCTTCGAATTTGCTTTACGCTTAAAGTCGATAACAGTCCCGTCTTTTAGCGTTACTATTCCATCTTCAAGAACCTGAGCAGCTTGCTTTTCCTTCGCTCTTCTTACCTTATTTTCAATTTTTAAATATCGATAAGCTAATTCAGAAGCTAAAAGACCTATAACGCTGCCTTTAACTTCAGCACTTTCGCCAAATACTCGATCATAATGATCTAAAGCATTGTTGTCGAACATTTCGTTAAAGTAAGGAGGTATAAAGGCTTTCTCCGAGCTTTTATCAAAAGTATTCCTGTTTCCTTCCGTGCCTCTTAGCACATCAACAGCAATTAACTCGCTATCTCGGCGAACTTCAATATGGATTTCTTTAGCTGCTGAAAAAGTCTTTACAAAAAGAGCTTGTAAGAATGAAGGGACACCAACTACTTCATCATATTTTTTTAAGTAAGTTTTTGTAACTAAACCTCTTAATTGTGATTGTGATATCGTCATTTTTTATATATATTAAGAGTTATCAACTTCAGTTAATTCTTCACCGTCTAAAAGGTCTAAACCTAGACTTTCTAAAATGTCATCAACACGCTTTAATGTACCACCCGTAACACCAGCAGAAGTCGCAAGAGTCGAGGTATCAGCAAAGTTTATTAATGATTTTGCAATACGCCCACCATTTACTAATCTAACTGAAACCGTAGTTCCATCAATTACGGAAATAGTAGGAACTGCTACACCTATAATGTATTGAACAGATGTTACGATAGCAGCCGTAAATGGCACTATTTTACCAGTGGCTCTAATACGGCTCATTACAAGCCCTTCAAGAATTTCAACATCCGCACCTGAAGCGGCTACATCGCCATCAATGAACAAATTATTGCCTAAAAGTAAGGCAACTGTTTCATTATCAACAGTAATTTGATTGCTAGTTTGAACTTTTGTTGTCTGTGTCATTATTTAGTCTCCTTTCCTTCAATTTTAGCCGATGTAAAAGCTTCAGCTTCAAGTTTTTTTAATTCTAATTCATCCGCAGTTTGAGCTGTTGGCTCGACCACTGTAGTATCGATAACTTCTGGACTATCTTGAACGGCGTTTTTTTCAGCCATCACAGACATTCCTTTTACGGTCATTTCTGCGAAGAAAGTTTGTGAAGGATTTTCACCACTTTCAATACCTTTTTTACAAGCTTCTAAGTCGATATGAGAAAAAGCCATGTACGCATTAACCCTGTCTTTTTCTTTAGCAACAATTTGCGCTACGATTTCAGGATGTTCAGCGTTTAATGTTTTTAAATCCATTTTGTCTGATTTTATTTGTTTATCAATAATTGGCTTTTCAACTTCAACACTACCTTGTGTTTCTGACTCGCTACCTTGCGCCTCAAAATCGCCTAATGCCATAAATTCATTTGTTAATGCTTCAATCTGCTTAGTTTCTAGTCTTATAATTTTATCTACTAAACCTATTTTTTTTGCCTGTTTTGCTGTGATATATACGTCTTTACGACCATCCATCGAAAATATTTCATCAACAGAAACGCCTGTAACCTCTTTGAATAATTCAGCGTTTATTCTTTTTTCAAATTTAGCCCTTAATTGTACGTTTACATCAGCTAAGAACTTTTTATCTTCATCTGTTGATACGTATCCATCAGCTCTGTGAATTAAGAAAGTAGACACTTCTAAAGCTTCGACTCTATCCATGAATAAAGTCATAAAAAAAGCCATGCTAGACGCATTACCCATTACTTGACCATTATTTTCGCCTTTCCTCAATTGCATAGCCCCAATGATAGACCACCCTGCAAAGACAGAGCCTCCAGGACTATTTAGCCAAGTATTTGACGTTTCGTCATCTTTTAAAGCTAATAGTCGTTCTGTATAACTTTCGGCTGTTGAGCTAAAGATCGGATTATATAATAGTATAGGTTTACTCATTATTCTGTTATTAATTGTTCTTCTTCTTCAAAATACTCGGCATTTTCGAGTTCTTTTTCTGCTTTTTCTATTATAGTACCAAAATCTTCGGTGTTTAGTATTTCTGTTTCGGTGTCTGCTGTTGTAAGTGGAATTCTATCATACAGACTCCCCAATTTCGCCCTAGACGCTTTTACTTCCTTGAGCGGGTCAATATGAGGAACACTCGCACCAATAAATCTAGCCCGTCTCCAAGCCGCTAATTCCATTGAATTATTCTGGAGTAATGCTGTGAGGTATTCTGGAGCGTTTATATTGCCATTTATCACATTGACATCAAGCCAAAACTCGTAAAATGGTCTATAAAACTGGTCTGTCATTCCTTTTTTTCGGTCAACAAACATCTTATATTCCCAAGATTTCAAAGCTGCTCTACTGCTTGAATATGAGCCACCGAACAGATCTTTTGCTACTTCTGGCGGTATGCCTAAAGTGTAATAAACTATAGATTCATTAATCCCCCAAAATTCGGCAAAATTCATGTCAGTTTCAAAATCATTACGCTTTAATGTAGAACCAATCGGCATGTTATAAACTTGCTTATTGGTAGTAACCGCTATCTTTGACTTTACATTGTCTATATCATCATAACCGCCTGTTTCTGGTGCAACCGCTTTCCCTTTTCCGTACGATTGAGCAAGCTGGTTAATCATTGGATTTTCTCCAGTTGAGTTCTGGTCATGCTCAATAGTAAACGGTATTTTGCTGTTTTCTTCTGCATTGCCTACCGTAGCACTTTTATAACGATCAAGTTTTTTGACTGTTTCGAGAACAGCAGTTAAAAGTGACATTCCACGAACGTCATTCAGTTTATATTTTAATCCGTGAAATAACCATGCCTGTTTTCTGCCAGTTTTTACGCCTTTTGCGGGTATTCTTATATGTGTATAGTCATCTTGTTGTACAAAATAAGCTATATGCGTTCCTTTTTTATTTATTTCAACCCCTTCTACAATCTTGTTTCCACGATTTTCAACAGCAGTTAATAACCCACCATCTAACGGATCGTTTAAGAAACAACCATCTATTAATTCAATATTTGCTATTCCGTTTTCATATCTATTAATACATAAACAATCGCCAGACAACATTGCAGTTTTCAAAGCTTCAGAACCGTATTCATGAAGAGACTGCATCTCATTGTAAGTAGACTCATTAATATCAGCAAATAAACGGAATTGTTTTTCTACTTGTTTAATAAAATCTGGTTTATGCTTAGAGTCCGTTTGTGGGTCAGATTGTAATTTTAATCCTGCTCCAGTAATCCATAAAATATATTTTCTTATAGCATTCTGGATGATATCCGATTTTAAATAAGACTCCCACGCTCTTAACCTAAGCGTCTGATAGTCTAATTCGTAATCAATCGGTGTACCCAACTCATAAGGAGTGTTCTCTCCTCCATAATATTGTGAAAAAGAACCACCATAACCTCCGCCCATGTATGAGCTTTGTGGCTCAATCTGAACGCTTTGAGGGAAAACGCCTCTTATGTAATTCTTTATAGAATCAACTAATTTCATTTATCGCATACCCCCCGCATCTCTTAGAACAAAATTACGTCCATTTAGTGTATTTCTAATTCTTGTACAAATACGCTCATAAGAAGTAATTGCATCTGCAATGTCTTCTGCCGACCGATACTCAGTCTCAATTTTCATTTGACCATCATCTAATTTATACGTTTTTACATCTGAATTCCCGATTTTAGCAATTTGCAAACCATATAAACCCGAAATAACAAGATCTATTTTGGTGCATTTTTCAAGCAAAGAACTAGCAGACTGGATATATAGAGTTTCTGTCATATAAAAATAGTTTTTACAAATTTATAAAATACTTTTTAGTTGTGCAACTTAGATCTAACACTATC